CTTTGCACTTAGGATCAATATCAACACTAGTAATATGTTTTATACCTAATGAACTATTAAACAACATTGTTGATAATACTCCATACCAACCTCCATACACCACTATCTTTGCATTCTTAACATTACAATGATGTGCAACTTGCTCTATCAACCAAGACTTGCTGTTCAACTGGCCTCCCCAGAAACATTCTAATACCCTATCTCTATCATCACTGTTTCTAATGCCGTCGGCCCAAAACTTAATATCTTGTATATCAATCTTCATTAAAATCCTATCCTGATTCCTATGTTATGATTATCCCTTACAACATCATAATTATAAACAATATTATACGTGTGCCAGACACTTCTATATTTCTGTGGTATCATCTTTGTTGCTTCATAATGAGCAAAGCCTCTAATAATAAAATACGTAATAACTTGCAATTCATTTGGATGTTTTCCTAGTATAGGATTCTTTTCATAGTAATCATCGTTATTTGCTATTTCTAAAGTTTGCAACATATCTATTGTTTGTAACATATTAAAAGCAATAATACCTTTTTTATCTGTTTCTGTCAATGGTTCTTTGTAATACTTTGATAGTTCTATTGCGTTTGCATCTTTGTATGTTATAATCACTAATAGAAGAAACAGTACATATATTGCTAATAACGTTCTTAATGGTTTCATATTTTCCTTATTTTTTTAATTAATAATGGTAGATAAACAAATACGCCTACGACAGTCCAAAATGTTGCCAGTACTGCAAAATATAATTTCCAGTTAGCGATGTCTATTGCTATACCTATCGTTACTCCACCTATCCATACATAATCTAATGTAGCATGAAAACGTTTCCAATTACTTCCATACTTGGCCATTAGTGCTTCTCTTTTACGTGCGAACCACGGGTGTACATGACGCATTATTACAAAGCCTTCATTTAACACCATTACCATAAATCCAATCCAAAATAACATCTTATGTCCTTTCTATGAATTGTTCGTTTAGTTTATCGAACGTGCCGCATTGGCGACTGCATTCTTTTAGACCTGTTGTTGTCCAACAACTGCTAATTTTATTAAAAAATCCGCTATCAAATATTTCTTTTAATGATTGCTTTTGTAAATTAGGAATAGTATTAACCTTTGTCATATAATCTATTCTACTTTGACTGTGTTGCGGAATCCAATCTAAATCTAACCAACAGCATGGTGAAATGTTTCCATTTGCACCTACATACATTTGATTGTCTTGTTTTGCTTTACAATTAATTGTAGGCAAAAATTCTTCTGCGGCTTCTTTTGCTGGCGCAATCATTTCTAAACTTTTCTTTGATGGCAGTAAAGTATGTGTAACATTGTATGAATCATCAATTACATCTAACTTACCATCTCTAAATCTTGTTGTGTGTTTTACACTGAATCCTTTGAATCCTAATTCTTCACTTAATTCTTTACATCTATCTACTTGATGTTCATTGTGTTTAAATACAAGCATATCCCATCTTGCATCACCACCTGCTTTAATAAACGTTTTTGCATTTTTAATAATCTTATTCCAATCAGTGTTAATTCTATACAATGCGTGTGTATCTGCTAAACCATCTATGCCAAACACTACCTTAACATTAAGTTCTGCCAACTCCTTCCACCACTTGTCAGTACGTCCACTGCCGTTAGTATGCATTTGTAAACTCATTTCAGGATTTAATTCACGCATATATCTAAATATTTTATTTGTATCTTTAGCAATCATAGGGTCTCCTAGATTGCCACACATATAAACATGGTTAAGTTGTTTAATAAATTCTACAGGAAACCATTCTTTAAAAATATCCAATGTAATTTCTTCTAGATATAAACTATCCAAGAGAGGTCCACCTTGGAGTCTTCTAGGACACATAGGACATCTAGCCTGACATTTAGATGTAACTTCTAAGTGTATAGATTTTATATCTTTATAATTATACATTCTTTTCCTTTGGTATTTTACTGTCTGCACTACTAACACAGGACGGAGTAATACACGGCATTGGTCCTTTAAATAGTTTAAATCCTTCGTCTAATGTGCCTAAAGGTTCATCATGGCAACTATATGAACGTTTTACTTCATTGCTTCTTATGATACAACTTTGATATCCACTGTTACACATCCAACCTTTAAATTTATTAAATCCAAAAGCATTCAATCTTTCTGCTTGATCAATCCAATACTCTACTCCCGCATCATCATATAACGCCACCTGATAGGCTCCTTGTACACTTTCGTTTTGTAGTATTTCTTTTTGGGTTTTCGTATAACCATCCACGACAAAACTAGCAGTAGGATCAGACTGAGGCTTGAGTGTAACATGAAGGCCCCTATCACTAAATCGTTTACTTCGTTCATAATATTCCTCCCAGTGTTCAGGTACCATTACCTGATTGATCGTTACAAGGACATCATTGTCCTGTAAATATAAAAGTTTGTCACCAAACTCTTTTTCATTGGCAAATTCCGCATGGAAACTTGCAGTAATACTTCTTCGATCCATTACGTGGGTAGCATCTAACCAACGTGTCCACCAACGTTTAGCAGGACTACAATTACTTGTCATATGGATACTTAAATATTTGCTTTCATAATCTTCATAATGTTTAACAAGGTCAATAAACTTTTTATACGCAGTAGGTTCACCGCCACTAAAACTAAAATGAAACTTATCAAATCCGTTTGCTCTTGCTTGACGTTTGATTTCATCAATAGCATTAGTATAAACTTCAAATGGTCTATGATCAACTTTACTACTTCTTGCATACGGCCAACAATAACTGCAATTATAGTTACAGAAGCGGCCAAGAATCCAGGACACAGAAAACAACTTGTTTTCCAACATAGTCCTTTGGCCTAGTTTGACAATCTTATCAAACGGTATATTTTGCATACTGCTCATGTAACCATTCCCAATCATTTATTAACCGAAGATCACTCCCCCTAGAAAGGCCAAACTCCATACCAGCGGTAGCGCCTGCCAAAGCGTATTTGCCCATAGGTCTATCGTGTCCCACGGTTGTCCAAGTTTTAAGTCTTTCATTTGTTTCTCCTTCTTCTTGTCTATCAATTGTTTTACTTGCAAGTTTGACACATTCCCTAAAAGCACTTTTCCAAGTATTAAAAGGATCTGTGTCAAATCTTGTTATGTTGCTGACCACAGGCATCGGCTTGAATTTTTTGCTGATGCTTGTAGTCATGTCGGGTACGGTGACGTCAACCTTTTGTGTGAGAGTCTTAGGTAATAGTTTTACGCCGCCGTACCCGTATTCCAAGTTGTTTATAGGATTTCTACTACGCCATACATGGACGCAATCTAAGTCCCACTCGGAAACCTTGTGATCAAAGTTAAAATCATCTACTATTTCTGCATCACCGTCTACTGCATAAAACATTTTAGTAAATGATTTGTTTGCCGCCTCTATGTGTGCTTGGTGTATTCCTTTTACACCATGTACACGTTTTGCCATTGGGAAACGTTCCTTTAATGCTTTCCAATTGGCTTCTGCATTAGGCTCTTGATAACTTATAAAAATTATATCAAACATTTTACTTTGTCTTTAAATTGTTCAAATGCATCATAATGAATCTTAGGTCCATCATGTTGCAAATCTCTTGCTAAATCTTTATGTGTGTTTACAACTTTAAATATCTTTTTCGTTCCGTAGTCAGTTGTAAAATCACCTTCCCACGTCCAATGAAACACAGGAACTCCTAGTGCTGACCATAAATTATCTACACTGAAAAGATCCTTCATTGACTGTATGACTTGTTCACCTGTTTCTTGAATATATCTATTCATGTACCAATCAGTATCACGCATTGCCATACTTTCACTTGTTTCTTCCTTGTTTACATTCCTATCTTCTAGTCTAATACCTTCTTCACAATGAAATCCAAAACTTTTTCTATTAATTTGTGGCCACTGTACAACTACTAGTTTAGGTTTTACAAATCCAGATCTTTTAAAAAGTTGTGTGTTAAAATTTATTATGTCTGGTCCTGTACCTGCTTTTGCAAGATTCCTATAATCTAATTGCAAATAATCTGCTAAATGCTTACACCATATTTCTTCTTCATATAAACCTACTCCTTCTGTATAACTACAACCAAAGACAAGCATATAAGGATCCATATGTAAATTGTTAAATTCTTTAGTCCTATATCCTAAACTATTAAATTTATATTTTAATTTTCCTTCGCTATCATAATAGTTCCAGTCTGGTTTATTAGTTTGTGCATAATTTGTTTGTGTATCTCCTTGATACCAATCTAGTTCTAAATTTACATAATTAGATACAAGCAAAGGTTTGCCTTTTCTAAGATATAACATTTTCATAACCTCCTAGTTCTTTAATTGTATCTGGTATGTAGTTTTCGTCTTTAGATATTTCTAATAATCTTTGGTGGTTAAATTCTAGTTTGTATTCTAAGGATTTATACATCTCTAAATATTTTTTTGGCGTTGTAACATTATTCCTAATTTCTTTTACTATCTTACTGGCCCTAGTTTTGTTATACCATTCATTATCAAATGTATAATCAAAAAGTTCATCATATAATTTAAATCCTAATCTTTGTAGTACTTTGTGTATGCCTCTTGCACCATGTATGATAAAAGGTTTTTTGTAAAACAACGGCTTTGCTGTTTTTTCTGTGATAAAAATATTATCAACACTAGATTCATTTACTAGTTCTATAAAACTTTGACTATATTCCTTAGGCATATTATTAAAGTGATCAAGTTTATCGTTAAAATTATCAAGGATTGATGTTTGTTGTTTCCAATGTTTGAAATTATAATCTGGTTCTATCTTATTCCAAGAGTATGCACCCATACCTAATATTCCATCTTTGGCAAGATTGTCCATCATTCTGCATCTGTGTTCCCAAGGACGATGATTGAGTGTAATAAAAAGATACTCAAAGTCTGTGTGGTTTACGGTGAAGTTTGCATCGTTGCAACTTTTTACGGTGTGTGACATCCAAAACGTGGGCCAATATTCTACTGTGCTATATGCTGGCCAATTAATCTTGCTATCA